GGCGCGGGTGCTGTGGGTATTCGATTGGTTCAGCACGAGCAATTAAGCGTTCAGCCAAAGACCGGCAAAACGCAATCAGGTTTGACGAATCAGTTTGGACAGCCTTTTTTAGCTACACAGAGGTAAACCGTGGGAAAAAATGTATTGCCGAAAATTGGAGATCCATTTCCAGCCAATGCGAAAGCCGTTGCGACAGAGGAAAACGTTGCGGTGGTTTCATCGCATCGCGAACTTGCTCCAGATAGCTGGACGCTTTCTGTTCCGGTTCTGCTTTGGGACGAGGGATACGCGAAGAGGCGAGTCGATGCCTTACTGAATGAATCACAAGCAAAGAAGTTGAAAGCGATTCAATTAGGACTCGAAGCCAAAGACGCTCAACTGTCGGACGGTCGATACGTTTCAGGTCCGGTTGATGCCGTTCGATGGATGCTGGAAAACATTGTGTGATGTTTATCCGTCGATCCTTCGCGCTAGCGGAAATTTCGGTATTGCAATACGCCTATTGCGGAAATAATTGGTCACAGGAGTAGCGGCGTCTATGGATGTTCGATCTTTCTGGGAAGCCGTTAAGATTGCAGGCGACTGGATTATCGATGGCGGAGACATCACTGTATTGAAGTCCGCGCTTGAGTACGGAACAAACGGTTCATTGAGCACGGGAGGGCGCGGACATAGATGGGAGCATGTGCTAAGCGAGTTGTGCGTCGAAAGAGGTATGACGGTTGCAAACGTCGGAAGTCGTCGTAAAAAATACGATTTGATGATAAATGACTGCCTTCGCGTTCAGTGTAAGTTCTTGGGCTCTGGGAATACAGACATAAAACCAAGAGGGCGAGACAGGAATGGAATTCGCCGGTATCACAAAGACGATTTTGATATTCTTGCTATCGCAAAAGGATCTTGCGATTGCAGATACTTTATTCCGTCTTCGGAGATAGCCGACTCGCATGGATGGCTGAAAACGAGCTTTAAACCGGAGTTTCACGAATGGCGTGAAAAATGGTCTGTATTGGAAGGTAAGTACGAACGACCAAAACGACTTTTTAGCCTGTAATAAGCTGGTCATTACCAGCGTGATACACAAGTGGTTACATGTAGGAATCGATGCTTCCGTAAATCCGATTTCCGTATTCTATAGAAAAGACGGTCCGCTGCTGTATTGTTATTCGCATGGCAGCGACCACTGACGAAATTCTTGACGCATTCAGCGACAACGCGGACTACGAAGAGACTCAATCTCTTCCGAAGGCACGCGCGTTCATAACTGCTTGCGTCCGACTGATTGGAGTTATTCCGCAGTCTCAGTCCGATCAAGGCTCGTCTATCGCCTATTCCATTCCGCAAGTGCAAGCGTTGATGCAACGGGCACAAAACTGGATCGTTGCAAATCAGACAGCGGCAGGCGGTAGGGTTGCGTGCTACTCGGTCAATGGTGGAGGCTTCCGCTAGTGGCAAAGGGTAAGAAACGCGATTCGCTCCAGGGAACATTCGACCGATTCAAAGCTGACTATGAACTGTCTCGCAAGAGTCGCTTCGTTCGTCGCCGGACTGGTGTAAATCCGACCGGATCGAAGGCGGATTACCACTATCGAACAGAGTCCAAGTATTACGAAGACATGGAACAAGCTCGCGACATGGACCGCAATGATGCGGTTATCGGTATTCTTGCCGATCGTCGCGTTGATAACATCGTCCAGCAAGGCTTTAAACTCGATCCAAAGACGGGCGACAAAGGGCTAGACCTAGAACTTTTCAACCGATGGCAAGCGTTTTCGAATAACGCGGACGAATGCGACATCGCAGGCGAATCTACTTGGTCCGAGATGGAGCGTTTTTGCTGCCGAGCAGAATCGATCGACGGGGATTGCGTTGTTGTTGGGACTGAGGACGGGCCGCTGCAAGTTATCGAGGCGCATTCGATCCAAACAAAGACCAAAGTAAACGATACGTTTCTGGGTGTGACTACTGATCGCGTCGGTAAGCGTATCCAGTATCACGTTCTTGAAGAGACAGGCGTATACGGAACGAAGGGCGATACTACTGCAATTGACGTTAGGAACGAAGACGGACGACGCCAACTGTTTCACATCTACAATCCAAAGCGAGTCTATCAAACGCGAGGCGTCACGCAGTTGGCGCCCGTTGCTGCCTTCGCGGGGATGCTTGAAGACATCAACTTCGCGAAGCTGGTTCAGCAACAAGTCGTTTCCTGTTTCGCCATCTTCCGAAAGCTTGCCTTCGGTGCAGGTGCTTTGCCAGGAACCAACGGGTACGGCGAGCAATCAACCGAAACAACGTCTGCTGGAACGCGACAAGTCGAGGGAATTTCTCCAGGCATGGAGATAACCGGCAATCCAGGCGAAGACTTGCAAGGGTTCTCTCCGAATGTTCCGAATAGCGAATACTTCCAGCAAGTCAAACTGATTTTACAAGTGCTAGGCGTCAATTTCGGATTGCCTCTTTGCTTGGTCCTGATGGATGGAAGCGAGACGAACTTTTCCGGGTGGCGTGGTGCGGTCGATGAAGCTCGCAAAGGATTTGTTGCCGACCAAATGAACTTGATGCGTCGTCTCCATCGTCCCGCCTACGAATGGAAAGTTGCACAGTGGGCAGAAGAAGACGCTGCGATCAAGAAGTTTTTGGACAGCAAGACCGTCAACATCTTTGCGCACAACTGGAACTTGCCAACGTGGTCCTACATCGAGCCGGTAGCCGATGCCAAGGGTGACATCACTCAATTGCAGGGTGCTTTGACAAGTCCTAGACGCTTGCACAACGCACGCGGCAATGATTGGGATGACGTTAAGACCGAGATCATCGAGGACAACGGAAGTGCGATTTCCGAAGCGATGACAGCCGCAATCGAATTGAACAACCAATTTCCGACTCAGCCGCAAGTTACTTGGCGCGATTTGATTCCGCTTCCAATGCCTGCGGGTCAAACGCTTGCTTTGCAAGATCCTGCCGTGGTTAAGGCTCAAGAGCAAGCAGCTATCGAAGCAACTGACGCAAAGGAACAAGCCAATGCCAGTTAAAAAAATCATCATCGACGGGGTAATTGGAAAGAATGAAGGCGAGATCAGCTCGCATTTCGTCAAGTCCCAATTGCCTGCCAACGGAACCGATCCTATTGAGATTTCGATTCATTCAGAAGGCGGAAGCGTTTTTGAAGGGTTTGCTATTCATGACGCATTGAAAGCCTATGAAGGGCACAAAAAATGCCTCGTTGCGTCGTCTGCGTTTTCGATCGCGTCATTTATCCCGATGGCTTGCGATGAAGTCGAGATCACTCCTAACGGGTACATGATGCTGCACGCTCCATACAGCGAAGGTGCTGGAGCGATGAACGCATCTGAATTGCGAGGAGCAGCGGTTCTGTTAGAGCAAATGGAAGCCGACATGGTTTCTGCGTACTGCGAAAAGACCGGAAGAAAACCAGAGGATTTTGCTGCGATTCTATCCAAAGACACGTTCCTGAACGCGGAACAATGCGTTGCCTATGGGCTAGCCGACAAGATCACATCGGCTCCTGTAAAGGGTCGCATGTTTGCAAAAGCTAATTCAATGCCTCATGGAATTGTAAAGGCACTTTTCGGTGCCGGTCCAAGTGGCGATAACCGCGAACCGACAAGGGAGAACACCATGTCAGACTCGCAAAGTCCCGTCGCCGCTACGGTCAAACAAATCAAAGCGGCATTCCCACTTGCAAAGGCGGATTTTGTTATTCGTTGCATGGAGCAAGAAATGCCGATGGAAAAGGTTTACGAAGCCGCTGCCGGTGACGCAATGACTGAGAACCAGGCTTTGGTTGCTCGCATCGCTGCTTTGGAATCCGAAATGTCGGCATTGAAAGCGGCTTCTCCGACGACTGCACTTCCGAGCGAAAATCCAGATGTGGAAACGGAAGAAGAATTGCAAGAGATGAAGCCAATGGCAAGGTCAGGCGTGAAGCCAGTTTCCAAGGCTTCTGCGGTTCCTGTGGCGTCTGCAAAGGCACGATGGAACGAGGCTATTTCCGCCAAGGTTGCTAGCGGCATGGATCGCATGAAAGCCGCTCGTCAGGTCAACAAAGAACAACCAGAACTTCGCGAGCAAATGCTTGAAGAAGCCAACTCCTAAATCGTCAACCGTCTTTTGTAAGGACTCAAACCATGTCGCAATTTATCGAAGCCCCAACAAAAGCAGACACTGCGTCCGGTGCAGTATCCGCATTTCTTCGGGTCAAAACTCCAGGTGCAGTTACGACCGCAGGCGCACTTGAACAATCTATCGGAACAATGGATCGAAACTGCCTCGCAGCCGGTCCATGTACCATTCGACTGAAGACATCCGAAGGCACCAAGAAGATGGTTTCTGCTGCTGCCATTACTGCTGGTTCTCTCGTCTACGGTGCAGCCGGTGGCAAGATCAGTTCGGTAGCGAACGGAAACGTTGCAGGCGTGGCTCTCGAAGCTGCGTCAGCAAACAATGACGTTATTGAAGTGATGCCGATCAACAGTCCGATTTTCAACGCAGTCACGGCATACGCTGCCAACGGTGCTTTGGCACTCGTTCCAGGTACTGCGACCTTGACCAAGGCAGGCGTTAACGCAATGACGCTAGCTGCTCCAACGGTTGACCAAGAAGGTTTGATTCTTCGGGTCATCTCGCAAACCGCCAATGCTCACACGATCACAGCAACTGGCTTGATCGATGACGGCGTGACAGGCGGATCGAAAACAACCGCAACCTTTGCTGCGTTTGCTGGTGCCTCGCTTGAACTCGTTGCATCGAACTTGAAATGGGCAGTTCTTTCCAAGAACGCTGTCACCATTTCCTAACCTCTACCCACGGCGCGGAATGGGTGGA